TTGATTTAACTTATATTTAGTAAATTGACAAGACTCTGATCGATCCCAATCAAAATTCCAACCTGCAGCTCTATTTGCTTGATGAATATATGGGTGAAGTTCTTTATATATCCATGGATCATTAAGCCATACCAAATCAGAATTTCTTTTACGTTTCATATCTTTTATTTCTTGTTTAGTAAGTTCTCTATCTCCATAACCACCTGTTCTAGCCATGGTTTCTGCTTGTGATAATCCATATCTAATAATATCATCACATAATTTTGGTGGTATAGCTGACGTAAAATACCAATAATAATTAGATATATTCATAAGTTATTGTTTGTATAAAATTTAATGAATCTTTCTGATTGTTTGAGATAACATACATATTAGTTGATGGAAACATAATGAACATGTTATCTTTTAATTCTATATCCCAAGATCTTCCTTTTCTTCTATTATCATCATAGAAAATTCGCACCATACATTTATTAGTTTTGACACCATAGAGTAAAGTGTAATCTGGTGAGTTTCTTAAATCGACAGGATCAATGTTTAATAAAGGTTGTGATATTTGATTAGGTTTATAAATATCTCCAAATGTTCTTTTATTCACAAGTTGGAAACCATATTCTAAATTTACATGTTCACGCATATACGTATTCAACATATCCCAAGTTCTTGAAAATGGAAACTCTGAATCCGTAAATGTTGATTGTAAAATAGCGCCTGATAATTGATCTCGGTCTATTTCAAAACCTTTTGGCATTGAAACATCACCGTAATATAAAGCTTGTTCTGTTAATATTCTTTTTTGCATGCTATAAGCATGACTGTTATATTAAGCTAAAGTATTTGTCAAATCCCAGGACTGACCATCTTCGTTCCAAACATAAGACCATCTATGAGTATTAGCTGTATTTTGATCTTGTTGTTCTTGAGTTAGTTCAGGCGCATCTCCAATTGGTGATTGCCATCTAGCTTCATCTATTTTTTTGACCCATGATGCATATGGTTTTTTAGGCCAGAAGATTTCATTGTCTTCATCCCAAGTATAACCAATACCTGCATAGTTTCCTCTGAATGCTTTGGTATTGTCACCAGAAGAATGTTTTCCTCCAGATGTATTATAGGATGTTTGAATCCACATTTGAGCAGGCCAATTATTATGTTGTTCTAAATATTGTTGACCTACTGCTTCGTCTTCAACTCCGTCAGCATTCAACATATCTTTATTATCCAGTGTTAACACTTGAATAACTTTTCCGTTCGCTCCTAATTTTGCAAAGTGTGCCATAATTATCTCCTATTATAGTATAGTTATTTTAAAAAATCTACTCATATTGTTATTGGTATTTATATCTAATAATAACAATTCCTGAACCTCCTGATGCACCTGCTGTAATAAAAGCACTTCCACCACCTCCGCCACCAGTATTAGCTGTCCCTGCTGTCCCTGCACCAAAAGCGGCACCAGCACCTCCGCCACCCGATCCACCCGTTCCAGCAGTTGTTCCATTTGAACCTCCTCCACCTCCTCCACCTCTTGTGATAGAAGATCCTGTTATTGAATTTGATATACCGTTTCCACCTGGTCCTGAAAAAGTAGGTGCTCCTGGTCCACCACCACCATTACTTCCTACTGCTCCTGATCCACCTCCTCCAGCTGAACCATAACTCCACGTTCCACCATTTCCTCCAGTATTACCTTGAGGAGGACTAACTGGAGGAGTATTTCCTGATCCACCTGAACCAAAACTAGAACCATTATTTCCTCCTGATCCTCCACCTCCTGAACCACCAGCTACACCATTAGAAGAACAAGAAGGAACTCCTATTGCTCCACCTCCACCGCCAGCTGATGTTATTGTTGAAAATATAGAAGGATTACCATTTGTTCCATTAGAACAAGAACCACCTGATCCACCTGCACCTACTGTAATAGGGTATGTTGTTGTAGAAATTGGAAAAGAACCTGCATTACAACCTGGACTTGGAAATGAAGTTCTTTGTCCACCTGCTCCACCCCCTCCGCCAATAGAACTTCCAGCTCCTCCACCACCTGCTACTACTAAATAATCTATATTAGAGGGACCTCCAGCTGGATTACTTGGTCCATTACCTACTTGTGTAACTGTAAAAGTGCCAGGTCCTGTGAACGTATGAATTTTGTAATCTCCACAACAAGAAACACATCCACCTGTTGCAGTAATAAAAAGTGCAGCTTCAGCAATATCACTTGCCTTGGAAGCATCTGTAAGAACCCATCCACGTGTTGCATCAACATAGATAAATTGTAATGCCGCACCTTCATCAGTGCATTCAAATGTAGCTGATGAACCTTGAATATTATTTCCGTTTGGGTCAATACTTAATTTGTTTGTATCAAAAGTATTTGCATAATCTTTTAAACCAATCACATCACCTGCACTTGGCGATGCTGGAAAAGTGACTGTAATTGCTCCAGAAGTTGTATTAACAAAATAACCTGTTTGAGATGATGCATTAAAGTTTGCAGTTTTAGCTGTAGTATCCCAATTAATAACTCCAGTTAGTCCTGTAATGGTTCCTTGATTATTAATCGTTCCACCTGTTATTCCTGCTGTAGAAATAGTTCCAGCATTAGATAAAGTTGCACCACATGCAATGGATAATGTATCACCACTGTCTCCAATGGTTTGCGTTGTCCCTTTTCTTGGACTAATTTTATTTGTCTTAATTTCACTCATAGTTATTGATATTTATAACGGATAACTACAATTCCAGAACCACCACTTCCACTTGGTTGGGCTCCTCCACCTCCACCTCCAGAATTTGCTGGAGCTGTATCTGCTCCTCCTTGAGAAGAATTCCATCCATTTGCACCACCACCTAATCCACCTGCAGGATTACCAGTACAAGCATTAGAATTCATTCCTCCTCCTCCACCTGCAAAATAACCTGCGTCACCACCTGGTAAATAAAAAGGTTGTGTTGGTCCAAAAATAGGACTAACATCTATTCCATTTCCTCCAGCCCCACCTGCTGTTGGATTTCCAGTACCGCCAGTTGATGCTGCTCCACCACCGCCACCTGCATTTAAAATTGAAGCTGGACTATTTGCACTGTTTCCATTTCCTCCATTATTTCCTTGTGGAGGTGCTACAGGAGGAGTATTGCCTGTACCTCCTGGTCCTGTTCCACTTCCTCCACCAGCAGAATATCTAGCACCACCTCCGCCACCAGATCCTCCTGGTTTACCTTGTTCTGTTGGAGGTGCATTACCTACACCTGTCCAACCTGCTCCGCCACCGCCTCCACCAGCAGATGTTATTGAATTAAAAACTGAATTTGAACCATTGGATCCTGCAACTCCAGTACTGCTACTACAAGAACCTCCACCACCAATTGAAATTGGATAACTTGTTACTGTAACAGGAGATCCTGTCCCTGTTCTTAAACCTCCCGCACCACCAGCACCGCCACCTGAAGCTCTTTGTCCTCCTCCACCACCAGCTACAACCATATAACATACATTATTAGGTCCTCCTGATGGATTACCTAATGAACAAACAGTAAAAGTTCCTGGCCCTGTGAAAACATGCATTTTGTAGTCACCGCATGCTACAACTGTTCCACCTGTTGCTACAATAAAGGTAGGTGAAGTAATATTATTAGCTTGTGCTGCACCTGTTGAAACCCAACCTTGAGTTCCGTCTACATAAATTAATGTAATAGCTAAACCTTCTGTTGAAATAACAAAGTTATTTGCTGTACCTTGAATGTTAGATCCATTTCGATCTATAGTAATATTATTAGTATCTGCTGTGTTGGCATAATCTTTAATACCAACTAAATCACCTGCAGTAGGTGTTGCTGGTAATGTAACTGTGATTGCACCTGATGTTGTGTTAACGAAATATCCGTTTCCTGCAACGGCTGTAAATCCTGCTGTCTTTGCTGTAGTGTCCCAGTTAACTTGATTATCAATGGTACCTGTAATGGTTCCACCTGATATAGTTCCTGTATTGGTAATCGTTCCTGAATTAGTAATGGATCCTGCGTTTGATAAAGTTACACCAGCTGGTAAAGAAAATGTATCACCACTATCGCCCAGAGTAACTGTGCCACAATTTGCTGTTGGTGTAATTTTATTAACTTTAACTTCACTCATGTCGCTCCATTATTGATACTTGTACCTTATTACTACGATACCTGAACCACCTGTGCCACCAGCATTATTAGGATGTCCTCCAGCAGGTCCTCCTTTACCAGAATTTGCAGGTTGAGGTGTACCAGGACCTGCTGTACAACACGTTCCAGAACCACCAGTTGCATAAGGTACTGAACTTCCTGTAATACTTGAAGTTGTTCCAGAACCACCAGCTCCACCACAAGAACCTGGAATTCCACTTCCTCCAGCTCCACCACCTCCACCACCTTTTGGATTAGATCCTGATCCACCTGAATTTCCTTGAGGCGGACTAACAGGAGGTGTATTTCCTGCTGCACCTGGACCTGGATTTGTGTTTGCACCACCACCAGAACCTCCTGGATCACCAGTAAGAGCAACATTTCCTGGACCACCAGTACCTCCTGCAGCAGAGGTTATTCCTAAAGCTACTGTATTACTTCCTGGAGTGTTAGATCCACCTCCTGCACCAATTGTAATTGGATAAGCTGTTGCGGTAACTGTTACTCTGTTAGGAGCATTTGGATAACCATCTAATGGACTTGCCGTGTATGGTGTTATTGGATTTTTAACTTCTCTATAACCTCCAGCTCCACCACCGCCACCACCTTTAACTATTCCACCTGCTCCATCACCACCGCCACCAGCCCCAGCAATAATTAAATAAGATACTATATTTTCCGATGCTGTATTTGAAGTTTTACAAACTGTAAAAGTACCTGGCCCTGTAAACGTATGAATTTTGCAATTACCACAAGTAGTTATTGTACCACCTGTTGCAACTAAAAAAGGATTACCTGTAACATTTGAAGTTGAATCTTGTATATTTTTCCAACCTTCAGTTCCATCTACATAAACAAAAGTAACTGATTGACCTGTAGTTGATAAAGTAGCGTCTGCTGCAACACCTCCAATAGGCTGTGAATTTCTTCCAACGGTTACAGCGTTTGTTCCCCAAGTGTTTGTATAATCTGCTAATGAGACTATATCACCAGCACTTGGACTAGCTGGCAATGTAACTGTGATTGCACCGCTTGTTGTATTAACAAAATAACCATTCCCACTCACTGCTGTGAATGATGCTGTTTTAGCTGTTGTATCCCAGTCTACTGTTCCTGTTCTACCGAATCCTGTTTGTGTTGCTCCACAAGC